CGGAGAAATTCCAGGGGAAATCCCTTCGTAAACAGAAGTTTATTGGGGACTCCCTCAGCCGTAGCGCGAGATACGGAGAAGGTTTATACAGAATCCTCACCCGAGATATCGGGCTGGGTTCTGATGTAGCGAAGGTCATAGTCAGTAGACCTGAAATTCACTACAGAAGAATAGAAGAGTTCATATCTGGACTCGTCGATTCTTTATGGATCGCCGAAGAACTATCGTTCCTCGAAGGATCCTCAGATAAGATGTTATTACGAAATCTCGTACGTAGCATCTTTGCCATCGGCAGCGTAAATCTATGCCAGCTGATGGATATGTGGAAGGAATGGACCAATTGGTTCTTCCATACATATGCAGAAACCCAAACCATTGGGGATCTACAGGAGCCCATAGGAAATATCTTCTGGGCCCTGAACGGTTTAGCCGTCTGTCGACGGATACTAAACCGCGAAGGTGATCAGATGTTGCGAATGCAAGAACTGAGTCACCTGATTTCCACACGTCAGATGCCATATATGGGATCTAAGACGGAGGAAAGATCCTGGAAGGCCTTTAAAGAGGTCCTTACACAGGATTATACGCCTCCCGCGCGGACTATCGTCCAGCTAGGGCAGGCGGCACGTAGAATCGGAGAAATCTGTCGAAAAATCCGACCTACAAAAATCCACCCAGGATGTCTTCACATATCTGTGACGTCATCTGGTGAATACAGCTATAGTACCCGGAAGGGCGCTCAAGCTGCTGCCGTCGCCGATGCGATAAACCGGATACTTACTAAAGTTCCGGAAGTTGACTCTATCGAGACAACTCCGTTCGGAGACGCAGTGTTCATCAGAGGGATTCCTCTGTGGAAAACACTTTTCAGGGAAGCTCCCCTAGTAACAACTAGGGAGTTTCTCTCACGATACGCCTTAATAAAGGGTGTCGAAGACCGCTTCGAAGGACTTGATCAAGTCCTTGGTGAGCAGATTATGTACGTGGCGTGGAAAGAAGCATCTCCCACTCCCGTACTTCGTGCGGAAATTGTCCCAGAAATGGGAAATAAAGCACGTATTGTCACGTTATCAGAATACTGGTTAAACGTGTTACAAGCTCCACTGGCCCATCTACTGATTGAGGCCATGAAGTTTCACCCAAGCGTCTTCTCAAGCTTTCACCGACAGGATCAAGCTTTTGAAGCCGTAAAGGGGCTAACTCGTATCAAGGCGAAAGCCTTGAGGAAGTCCATGAAAGTGACAGAAGTCACGTACTATGAACATCCCCGTAAACCTTCCTATAGGAATTATACGGTGC